CCTCTCGGCACGCCGCTCAATCCCCATTTGTCCATCAACCGGGGTCTCTTCGGCTTCTGGCCGATGAACGAGGGCGGCGGGAACATCGTTCGGGATGTGAGCGGGCGGGGGAATACGGGGACGATCATAGGGGCGACGTGGGGAGCCAACAGTTTATCCTTTGATCGAGACGCCGACCGTGTTATTGCTCCCGTGCAACTGGACCCCGATGCAGGCACTGTTGTTGTGCGGTGGCAGCCCAACTGGTCTGATGCGGATGTAAGTGGTCTATATTTGTATCTGTGGGATATGTACGGCGGGGCCAATCGCCGATTTGCCTTGTTACGCAACAGCACGCGGTTTGAGCTATACACCAACTCGTCAAGTCGCGGCAATCTCCTCGTCAGTATAACAGCAGGGCAGTGGTATACGTTCGCCCTGGTCTGGGGCAGAAACGATCTGTACGTCAATGGTGTATACGTAGATACATTTAGCGACGGAGGTCTTGGGTCTGGGGCAGACGACATCTACATCGGGGATCGTTACGCGTCCACTCCTCGCGGGCTGGATGGCCAGGTAGATTTCTTCCGTATCTACAACCGTATCCTCACCCCCTCCGAAATACAGGGCCTCTACCGCGACCCGTACCAGGGCTTCCGCCGCCCGGCCATCGAACTGTGGGGAGCGGTGCTGGGTGGCGGGGCGTCGTCGTACACGGGCTCTGGTGGTGGCACGGCAACAAAGGCAACGGCCTCTGCGTCTGCAACGTTTACTGCCCCCGAGTATTCTGCGACAGGCAGTGCGTCTGTAACCAAGGCGACAGCTTCTGCGTCTGCGACATTCACCGCCCCCGCGTATGCGGGTTCGGGTGGTGGGACAATCGCACAGCCATCAGCAGCGGCATCTGGCACGTATGCAGTTGCGGTCTACAGCGGGACCGGAACTGCTTCATGCCAGCAGCCGACGCTTTCAGCCTCAGCCACCTTCACTGTCCCAGTCTACGCTGGCACAGGCTCAGTTTCGTTTACTAAAGCGTCGGCTTCTGCCTCTGCCACCTTCACGGCCCCGATGTACTCCGGGACAGGATCAGCTTCGTTCGACAAAGCCATAGCGAATGCTTCGGGTTTGTACTCGGTGGCGATCTACGCTGGATCGGGAGCGGCTTCGTTCGACAGAGCAACGGCATCGGCAGCAGGAACCTACACGATTCCAGTCTATGCAGGTTCGGGGACTTTTGCGGCAAGAAATGTTACTGCTGGATCGGAAGGGACATTCGTAGTTCCGGCCTATGCGGGCTCTGGCACCATGCTTGTGTCCAAGGCGACGGCTTCTGCTTCTGGTTTGTACTCGGTAGCACTGTATGAGGGCACGGGCAGTGCGGCGGTGTCGGGTGTGATGGCTGGGGCGACGGGAACGTACACGCTTCCTGTGTACGCTGGCGAAGGTTCGCCGGATGTTGACCGTCTGATAGCTGATGCCAGTGGCACGTTTGTCGTTCCGATCTATTCGGGATCGGGGACTGGTGTGTTGCGGACGCCCACAGCATCCGCATCTGGTCTGTATTCCTCCGTATTGTATGTTGGTACAGGAAGTGCGGTTGTTTCAAGTGTTGTTGCGGATGCGTCTGGAACATATGTGTTGCCAATTTATGTTGGCGATGGATCTCCGGAAATAACATCTCCAACAGCCAGTTCAACTGGAACTTTTGTTGCTCCAGTGTATTCTGGTACGGGTAGTGGTTCGTTCCGAAAGGCAATTGCTTCTGCCTCTGGTTTGTATGCATCTATAATGTATACTGGAAGTGGAGGCGGGCAGGCAGAAAGGGCTACGGCGGACGCAGTTGGTGCATTTACGGTTCCGAGTTATTTTGGAATTGGAAATGTGCTTTGTTCCAAGGCGGAGGCTTTGGCAACCGGAACTTTTGTTGCTTCGAGTTATTCCGGTTATGGTACTATAACAGTAAAATCGCCAACAGCATCAGCAAATGGATTGTATGGCCTGATCTACAGTGGATCTGGCCAAGCAGTATTTGGAAAAGCTGAGGCATTTGCAGATGGGACATTCGTATTGCCATCCATGATGTTGTCAGCAGTGTTTCTTTTGATAAAAAGGAGTAAATGACATGGCTATGAGATTGACGAATGCGGCAGCGTCGGCGGCGGCCGATAGCACAGGATTGAGGGCTTATATTGGAGCTACTCCGAAAATTACATTCTACGAAGGTGCTGTGAATGCCAATGCCGAATTGGCTCCTGCCGGCGATGATTTAGTTACGGTGACGCTGGCGGCGTTTGGAGAGGCGAGCAATGGAGCGATTGAATCCACCGGCGGCAATGCGACGGCAACGGATTCTGGAACGGTTGGTTGTTGGGCTCTTTTCAAGGCGGACGGAACTACGAAGGTTGCTGATGGGGATGTTGCTGAGGGTTCTGGAGGTGACATCAATTTTGATGAAACCGAATGGTTAGCAGGTGGGACGGTGTCTGTCGGAACGCTGACCTTGACCATTCCTCCGGCATAATGTGTTTTTGAATTGTGTAGTTTGGCAGACTTCGGACATAGGAAGTCTGCCATGGACCAATGGGTGTTTGGTGATTGTATGAGAAAGTTTGGTGTGGAACCTGGAGTATAGCCATGCAGTCTTTTACAGTAGGTGTGTCAAATACATTGTTTGTGGATATGGTGGCAAGAGCTACAGGAACACCAATTACTTCTGGTACTGTGACGTTTTATTTGCAGGCGTTGACTGGTGTGAATGCTGGAAAATGGTTTCGCACAAGCGATGATACATGGCAGGAGACAGAAGAAGCGGCAGGTGTTGGGGCGCATCAGGCGGATGGACACTGGACATGTACGGTGGATTCTGCTGCGTGGATTTCTGGTGTTCGGTATTTTTTGTATGCGAAGGAATCTGGAAACTTGCACATTCCATATTGTGAAGAGATTACCGATAGGATGGCTGCTCCTACAAACATTACAGTGGAAACTACGGTGATTGAGTAAGAAATGGCTACACTGAAATTCACATTCAAAGTGGCAAGTGTTCTTGCAGATGCAACGAGTGCTGTGCTTGCAGATCCAAGCGGTACGTTTGGCATCAGAAGAACGGATACAGAGGAAGTTGTTGTTGCTGCTGATACTGCGATGGCGAAGACAGCGACAGGAACATATGAATATGATTTCAGTGCCGATATAGCCAATGTTGAGTATCAGTTTTATGTGAAATGTGAATATGGCGGAGAAACGCATTACTTTGAAACGATCTATACTGCATCGGGTGTTCCAGATGTAATTACAGAAGGTCGAACGATGCCTTCTGAAGTTGTAGCCAAATATTCTACAGACACAGCAAATCTCTTTTCCAAACCATCTGACAATACAGACTGGCCTTTGTACATTGGTTATATGCCAGACAAAAAAGGAACCCCTGTCAATTGTGCTGCAATTTTCAATACTCCCGGTATATTTGATGGAAAGGATATGAGGGAGAATATCGATCAGCATTTTGGGGTGGAGATTTTGGTAAGGGCTTTGACGGAGACCAGTGGATATGATAAGATGGCAGATATTGAAGAAGATTTCAAGGAGGTGAAAAATGTGAATATTTCTGTTGTAAGTGGAGAAATATGGAAGTTGCAGAATTTGCATCAGACTTCTTCTATTACAATGTTGGGATTGGACGAAAATAGAAGATTTATGTTTTCCATAAACTTTGCAGTTTCGATGAAGTTGCAATAATGAGAGAAAAGATCAATTAAGTAAGGAGTAACAACAATGTTTATTGATGATGGATTTCCAACGAGGATGACTTTCAGTGAATCGACTTCTGCTGCCTTGTATTTCTATGAGCGTGAAGTTACACCTCCTGGATTTAGTGCTGGTGGTGAGAATGACACGACTACAATGAGAAATACGGCATGGAGAACGAAAGCACCGAAAAAACTGATTTCGCTAACGAATGCATCTGCAACGGCAAAGTATGATCCTGCTATTCTGGATGAGATTACGGGAATGATTGGTGTGAATCAGCAGATCACCATTACTTTCCCCGATGAATCGACATGGGTGTTTTGGGGATGGATTGATGAATTCACCCCTGCTGCAATTACAGAAGGTGCGATGGCGACGGCGAATGTTACTGTTATTCCGAGTAATCAGAACTCTTCTCAAGAAGAAACTGCTCCGGTTTATACCACCTAATACCTTCGCTATAACGCTCTTAGAAGCACGAAAAAGTGAAAAGTGTAGATGGATAGGGGTCTATAGTCGATCATCGATTGTAGGCGTCTATAGACCCCTTAAAATCGATGTGGTGTAAATGTTAAATGTCTTGGAAAGGACAAATGATGGATCAGGTTGTGAAATTTTCGTTGAAGAAGAAAGCAATTGAGATTCCGATTGAACTGGAAGATGGGAGTGTAGTGGTATATGAGGTGAGGAGGGCGAGTGGGGAGAGTATTGAGAACTATTTGGATGAAAATAGCGGCAGAATTGAGACGGCGGTGGATGCGGAAGGTCGTGTGCAGATCAAACAGATCAAAACATACAAATCCATGTTCGTCTCTCTTCTCAAATACTGTCTCTATCTGAATGAATCTTTAGTTCCAGCCAAAGACATCGCGAAGTTTCCATACGATGTTCAAAAAGGATTATTTGACGAAGCTCAGGGTATCAATGGATTGAGTGTGGTTGGAAATGCAGAAGTAAAAAACTGACAGAAAGAGAAGAGGCTTGGTTTAAGCTGGCTTCTCGATTGCATATTTCTGTAGAGAAGTGCCAAAGAGAAGTAAGTTATGTTGAGTTTTTGAAGTGGATCACGTTCTTTGTCAAAGAAGAAGAGGATAAGTTTAAGAGGATTGAAAAGGAAGATTACTATTTGGCGCAAATTGCGGCAATGGTAATCGCTGCTAATTCAAAGGATCCAGGGAAGATCAAAGTTACTGATTTTCTTATAAAGTTGGATAAGAAGGATGAGCAGAAGAAATTGACAAAGGAAGAAAGGGCACAAATTGCAAAGAAGTATTGGATGGGAGTGATAGGAAGTAGCAGCAAGGCTGTAAAAAAGAAAAGGACTGCATCTAAGGGAAAACGATAATGCAGATGGACTTAGGAACATTGGTTGCCCACTTAAAACTGGATAACCAGTCGTATTTAAGTGGGATGGCTTCTGTAAATCGAAGTCTCGATCATCTATCCAATAAGATGTATTCCTTTGGTTTGAAAATGGGGCTGTATGTTACAGCCCCATTAGTTTTGCTCGGAAGAAGTTCAATAAAGGAATTTTCTGCTTTTGACAAAGCTATCACACGATCCATTGGTTTTTTGAAAGATGCAAATCTTTCAATGAAGGGAGAGTTGGCGGAAACGGCTTTGAATCTCTCCACAAAAGTAGCAACATCGGCTACAAATTTAGCGAAGGGATATGAGGAAATGGGACAGGCGGGCATGGGGTATGTAAAAGCCATGGAAGTCCTTCCTGAAGTTCAAAAATTTGCGTATGTCGGTATGATGGAAATGACGGAGGCTGTAAAGTATCTTACGAAGTCTCAGAGAGCGTTGGGAATGGAAATGGAAGACCCGATTAAGAATATGGAACAGATGAAACGGGTCTCTGATAATCTTACCTACGCCGCCATTGAATCCACCGCCAAAGTTCTTGACTTTTCCGAGGCTATGAAAAATGCTGGTCCTATGCTTCGTGTTCTCAACAAGGAGATTGAGGAGGGTGTTGCAGCATTGATGACATTGGCAAATCAGGGGCACGTTGGGTCAGAGGCAGGAACTCAGTTGTATATGGTTTATCGTGATCTACAGAGAGCTTTTATTACACATAAGAGCACGTGGAAAGAATTTGGATTGGATGTATATCACGTTACAACACGAAATATGCTGCCTCTGCATGACATTATTGCACAATTGGAGGTTATGTTTGGGAATTTAACGGATGAGGGGATGAGAACTGCGTTGATGTTGCTTGGTTTTCAGGATAGGTCGTTGAGAGCAACGCAGGCAATGATTGGGCAATCAAATACGATGCGTAGGTTTTACCATGATTTGAAGGATATTGCAGGAATTACAGATAGAGTGGCGAAGATCAATTTGACTTCGTTTGCGGATCAAATGGAAATCATCAAGAACAAATTCAATGTAATCAAGATTGCGATTGCTGGAATTATAGCGGATCAATTGTTAAAATTAGGAGATGTTATTGATAGGCTTCTGATGATTTGGAAAGGACTGACGGAGGAGGCTCAAAAGTGGATTGTTTATATGGCGGAGATTATGGCTTTGATAGGGCCTCTTTCAATCGCGGCTGCATTTTTGTTGAAGGGATTTAGCGGACTGCTCGCAGTATTTGCAGCATTGGTGAGTCCGATGGGTGCTTTATTGACATTATTAGGATATTTGGCATTGAGTTCCACGAAAGTGGCTGAGGCGTTTGAGGGCTTGAAGGATACGGCGACGAGTTTGTACCAAACTGTAACAGAGAAGTTTAGGAATTGGACAGAAGAAGATACTGTAAATATGCAGAAGTATGTGGAGATGTTGGGGGTGGAGTTAAAGGGATTGCAAAGCAAGTTTGGAGCCTTTGTTGATTATTTGCGAAATGATTTTCTTGGGGCAACAAAACTTGTTTGGCAAGTATTTGTGGAAGGAGTCACGTTTGTCGGGGCAACGATTGTTGAAGTTCTTACCAGATCGGCAATTTTGGCATATGAGGCAATACAGGATGCGTTTGCTGGAAAGTTCAGTACGGCGGCAAGGAGGGCGATAGGAGCGGACTATTGGGCGAATATGCAGGAGAATATGAGGAAGCAGACAGAGGACGAATACCAAAAGTTTATACAATTACAACAGGAGATGGAATTAAGACAAAATCCCGGCTTGAGAAGAACCACAATAAAGCCTCCATATACACGAAGTTGGACTACAGACGCCTTGCGTGTACCATCTCATCCAGAGATATATGCTCAGATAGAGAAAAGAGTCAAAGGGAGGATGATGGAGGATATTTTTAGGGAGTACCCTTCAGCGCGTGCGGGGAAGTCGCAAGAAGAAATCGAATTGCTGGTGAATATTGCAATTCAAGAAGAAGAATTGGGGATGCAGATTAAGAAGGTGCAGGATAAGATAGGGGAGGGATTGAGTGGTGCAGTATCAGGATATTTTGACAATATGCTGGAAAATATAAGGATTTTGAGGGAGCAGGAAGGGCAGATAACATCTCCGGAAAGATTTGCATATGTAAATCGTTTGAAAGAGATAGAAGGAGAAATACAAAGGGAAAAAGAGCTTGTCGAGGAGAAGTACAAGGGATTGGTGGCGGAAAAGGAAAGACTTCGCGTATTTGAGGAATGGCAGGAAGAAATGGAAGCGGCTTTTGGAGACGCCCCAACCGATTTCATGCCGGAATGGTTAAAGAATCTTCCAAAAGCGGATACATTATCATTGGAGGAGATAAATGAATTTATAGCAGCGAGAGAACAACATGAACAGGAAATCAGGAAATCCCTTGCGAGTTCGTATGAGGGATTGATGGATCAGGAGGGAGCATATGAGGCACAATTGAGGTTGATAAAGGATCAAAGACTTCATTTGAAGGCTATGCTCGGAGATCATCCGATTATTGCAAAATGGTATCAGAGGCAATTGGATTTGTTGGAGGCGATGAATGATGAACAGTATGAACAAAAAGCACGGATGTATGAGACATTGAGAGATGCAAATGGGCAGTACGAAATGCGATTGAAACTGCTGAATAGCGAAAGAGCAGTTATGCGGAGCTTGGTGAATGATGAGGATTTAAGAACGAAGTATTATGAGAGACAAGTGGAGTTGCTCGAAATCCAAAGAGACAGAAAGGGCGATGATCTTTTTGAAGGGGCCAAAGCCGGCGCCTCAGAGATGATGATGAATATGGAGACGTTGGGGGAGCTTGGGTACAAACTGTCTGAAACATTGAGGGATGGATTGAGTGGGGCGTTTACAGATGCTTTGATGAAGTCTCGTGATTTGAAAGAGTCTCTTCGTGATATGGGCATGTTGCTTGTACGGATGTTGATGTATCATAGCATTTCACGTTCGATAACAATGATGATGGGAGCGGCACAGGACAGGAACTATGCGTATCCGAACATGATGACAAGTAATATGGGCTTTCTCGGCAATGCATTGGGATCGGCTCTAAGTTCCTCCGCCGGTCACGCCGAAGGTGGTCTTGTCACACAACCTCATATGGCGTTGGTCGGCGAGGCAGGACCGGAGTTGATTATACCGTGGGATGAGTTGAGCAAACCGGCGAAGGAGCCGGTTTTCAACGTTGAAGTGCACAATCAAACCAGCACACCAATCGCGGCGTCAAATATCCACTTCGATCCGAAAAATATGGTAATGTCTGTGTTGCTCAAGGACGAGCGAAATCGGGGACCGATCTATCGGCAAACGAGGAGAAGATAATGGCACAGCCTGTGTTCCCAACTTTAACTGCTGCTCCGGTGGATGAAGGATATAGTAGGAACTATGCAATAGACAATCGCATAGTAACGCCTTTGGAAGATGGCAGAATACTGTCTATGAAAAAGTACACCGACGTCCCACTTCGCTGGACGGTGATATATAGGGATATGTCGGAAACGGATTATGAAACATTGATGGCTTTTTATGAAGATGATGCAGATTGGGGAAATACGCCGATTAAGTGGACTGATTTGACGAATTCAACGGATTATTTTGTATACTTCGATGGTCCTCCCGATGTCTCTCGCAAAAATGACAACAGTGACGAGTGGCGTGTTACAATTAACTTTCTTGAAGCATTAGGGAGTTATACATAATGCCTGACATGCCTTCCAATTTGACTGAAGCAAAGAACCAGCTTTCTCAGCCGGGGGCGTGGGTGTGGCTACTGACGGTGGAACTGCCCGACAGTGGCCCGACGCTTCGTTATGCCGCCAACACTGAGGATGTGGTGTATGGCGGGCAGACGTATTCCGCATTCAACTTCACGATGGGCGGGTTCTCCTGCAATACCGATGGCGAGATCCCTGAAATCACGATGAGCGTGACCAACGTAGGGTATGTCCTGCAAGACTACGTGCGGAACTACTCAGGATTGATCGGGTCGGTGTTCTCGTTCGTTCAAATCAACACCGAGTTTCTTGCCGAGGACTATAGCGACGATGCGGTTTCGTTCACGGTCACGGGAACTGAGAATACATGGCCGGATGTCCATTTGACGCTTGGCGTGCCGCCGGCTGCCCGATACCGGGTGCCGGAGGATCGATTCAATCCGCATAGTTGCAGGCACAAATTCAAGGATTCCCGGTGTGGTTATACCGGGGAGTTGACGACGTGCAATCGCAACCCCGATGACTGCACGATCAGGGGGATGTTTCCAGCCAACTACGGAGGGCCGCTGAGCCTGCGGAGAGAGGCGGTCAGATACGCATGATTCGATTCACACAGAGAGAGCTTGACGCAATCCTTAGCGAGTTCCTGGGTAAGCCTTACAAGCGATTCGCCAGTGGCCCGGACGCCTACGACTGCTATGGTCTGGTCAAGGCGTTTATGGCCCGGATCGGTGTGGACATCCCCGAGATCGGGGCGGTCAACCCGAATGACTCCCGTCCGATTTACGAGCAGCAGCAGACTGACTATGTTCGTATCGAATGGCCTCGCCCGTGGTCACTGGTGACGTTTTCGGGCAAAGACTTGAACGCTCATATCGGCGTGGTGTTGCCCAATGACAACCTCTTTCTGCACTGTCCCGGCCGGGCGGCGGGGAAGGTTCTTGTTGAGCCTCTGTCAAGACGTCCGTGGCGAGATACCATCGACGGCTATTGGTGGCCGAAGAGCGTCCTTGAGTCGATCATCATGCTTACCCCGATGACCACGAAGAGGGCTTGGCAGTTCGTCAAGTGGGATGGCCGGAGTCTGGGTGAGATCATCGAGCAGGACATCACCGATGGGCGGGATGTTCAAGTCCAGGCGTTCATCGACGGGCAGTTGGTGGAGGTGGACGATTGGACGATGATACCGAGCCCTGTGAATCAGCTTGTTGTTCGTCCGGTTGTCGGCGAAGGCGATCAGATGGGCATGATGGCTGGCATGGTGGCGTTGGCGATGCTTGCTCCGCACATAGCAGGTCCGTTGGCGGGTGTGAGTTCCGGAGCGGCTACCGCTGCTGGTGGGTATGGTGCGGCGGCATGGGCGGCCGGTGGATCTACCGCGTTCGCGTATGGTTTGGCAAATGCGGCGGTTATGATGGGCGGAGCCCTGGCACTCAAGGCACTTATTGGGCCGGATGAGGGCAAAAGGGACGACTCCCAGCATTATACTTGGGAACCCCAGACGACGCAACGTGTGGGCTCGTTTGTTCCATTGGTCTATGGTACATTCGGCGTCAAGGGCAGCATCATCGCCGCCTATGCCACAGGAGAACACGCGGTAGGAGAGTCTACTTGGCTGAAAACGATACAGATACAGAGCAGTACAGACCTTTACCACCTGAAAATCGCCTACAGCGATGGTCCGATTGGGGGGGTCGTTGACGGGACCGAGCAGCTTAACGGCAAGGCGGCGGAGCAGTACGACGACTCGGATGATTTCGTTATTGAGCACTTCGTCGGCAACAGCGACCAGGCGGCATCGAGTGTTCTCGATGGGTTCGAGATTTCCGTCAACAAGCTCTGCTACGATACGGCTGTTTCCCCGAATGAAGTGACCAAGACGTTTACAGCGGTCAAGTGTGATAGGGCGGCGGCGGTATTGCGATTCCCCAACGGATTCACGAACTACACCGCCGACGGCGACAGCGGCACGACGTCCGTCGATGTGACTTTTCGCATCCGGCCATCAGGGGGCAGTTGGCACACAATCTTTGACGGCGAGATTCACGGCAAGACAAAAAACCCTGTCCGCCTTCACCTGTGGTTTGACGGCACATACGATGGTGCTTCCGACCCCTTCACGAAGACCAGCGGTACAGCGTTCACGCTGGTAGCGGGTACAACCTACGAAGTTGGTGTCACGCGAAACAACTCTCGGCACAGCGACCGGGGGGATGACTTCTACTTCGATTGCATTCAGTGTTCGTTTACAACGGCACAGAAGCATCCTGGCCTTGCTTACACCGCGATCGGGGCGGCGGCTTCGAAGGACATCTCCGGTGCGATTGACTACTACGCACAGATCAAGGGTAAATTGGTAAGGGTGTATGATCCCGACGAGGAGGAGTGGAATATCGAGTGGTCGGACAATCCGGCTTGGGTGGCGTATGACTTGTTGACCCGTCCGGTTATCAAGGGCAATGGGGATACGGAGGCATATTCGGTCGATTACTACCGGCGGCTCGACCCGAGTTATCTGGTTCTTGCCGATTTCGTGGCCCTGGCCGATTGGTGTGACGAATTGGTGCCGGACGAGTCGGGCGAGTCCGGCAGTACAGAGAAGCGATATGTTTTCAATGGCGTGTTTGACACTGAGGGAACCGCGTGGGATCAGGCGGTTCGCGTGTGCCGTATGGCGTGTGCCATGCTGCATTTTCGTGGGCACAAGATCGGCGTGGTCATCGACAAGCCGGGCACGCCGGTGCAGATGTTCAACGTGTCGAATCTGCGTGGAGGATTCAGTGAAACGTGGATTGACACTCGCGAAGTGGCGACGGTGTACGATTGCGAGTTTTACGACGAGACGGGTGACTATTCCGCTGAATCGTGGCCGGTGCCTCTGTTGGGGGCGGCGAATGATGTTCCTGCCGCTTTGGATTGTTTTGGGCATACGAAACGATCAAGAGTGTGGCGGTATGCGTCGAGGCAATTGCGTGTCAATCAGTATATGAAGAGGTTCATAGAAATCCCCGCCAGCCTGGATGCAATTTATACCGACTTGGGTGACATTGTATACGTCCAGCACCCAAGTCTCCAACGGGCCTCTGGCGGGCGCGTCGTTGAGGTCTACGCCGATGGCGTCAAGCTCAATAAGTCCGTAGAGATGGGCGAAGGGGATTACGCCCTTCTGATTCGTACGCACGATGGCACGGATGAGCGGCTGACCTTGTATGAGGTCGATTCGGTTACTGGAGTGGAATCTGGTGACAATGACATTGTGGTCATTGATGGCACATGGGAGTACACACCCAATGTCAACGATCTGTGGACGTTCGGTGAAGAGGTCAAGGTGATTGATCTGTACCGCGTCAAAGGCTTCGCGAGGGGCGGTGACGGGCAGGTGTTGATCCAGGCGGCGCAGTACACGACGGACTACTACACCGACGACGAAGAGGCCCCGAAGATCGAGGCCAAGACCTATAGCGAAACCAAGGGCGGCATCGCTCCGAGTCTTTTGCCCACTACGGCGCAGGCGGTGGCGGCGGATCGGTCCGATGTGGACAATGCGGTCGATACGCTGATGTGGGAGGGCCTGAGCTTCACTGGCGATGCGATCAATACGGTGACGTGGGAATGCACTGGCGATGGCGTCAAATACAAGGGTCAGTGGTGTCCGATCGAGGACGACGCCGTGGGGACGACGGACAAATACATCTACTTCGATCCGGCAATTGGGGACCCGCGATACCTCCAGACTACGAATGACCTATCGGACCTGGCGGGCTTCGAACGGTATGTTTTCTGCGTGAACGACGGAGGGGTGGCATACTTCAAGCCGGGCGTCTTGATGACGTCCGACGACGTTAAGCTCTACAATATCGAGGCGGGAGCGACGGTTGGGGCGACGTGGGGTGTAAACATCGCGGATCAGCCAGACGGCTATCTCGTCAAATGGCAGGGAACGCTGACTGCCCACCCTGCTGACCCCGAGGAAGGCTGGGCCTACCGCAATTCAACGGACGGCAAGAGCTACATCTACCACGATTCCGCATGGTATCAGATGACCGCCGATGGGGTCGATGGTGCCAACGGTGCCGACGGCGCGGATGGGCTGTCCATTGTCTGGCGAGGCGAATCGTCCAGTCCGCCGGCAAGCCCTGCGATGAATCATGCCTACCGCGACACCGACGACGGGATCATCTACATCTACAACGGCACCGCGTGGGAGCCGATGGTGTACGATGGGTCGGATGGAACCGATGGGGCGGCGGGAGCCGACGGCGCAGACGGATTGAGCGTCTTCATTACGTACCACGACAACGCATACGATAACCCGCCTTCGACGCCTACGGGCGATGGCACCACGGGAGGCTGGCACACGAACGCGACCTCTGCGGTGGTGTGGTTGTCGCAAAAAACAGCCGCCGACGCCAGCAGTGGGACGTGGGGCACGCCGTTCCGTGTGGCGGGCGTCGATGGGGCGGACGGTGCTGATGGGGCAGCGGGGGTCGATGGAACGGATGGAACTTCGATTGTCTGGCAAGGCACCTACGCGAGTCACCCTGCCAGTCCATCGAATGGTTGGGCCTACTACAACTCCACCGATGGCAAGAGCTACGTCTACCAGTCAGGTACGTGGTATCAGATGACCGTAGACGGTGTGGACGGGGCCAATGGTGCTGATGGTGAAGATGGTCTCTCGATTGTCTGGCACGGCGACGCGACCTCTCCCGATCCAAGTTGGGAGGTGGTCAACCACTGTTATCGCGACACCGACAATGGGTACGCCTATATCTACAACGGCACGGCGTGGGAATTGATGGTTCGGGATGGATCGGACGGCACGGCAGGAACAGACGGCACAGATGGGCTCAGTGTGTTCGTCACCTACCACGACAACGCTGCCGACACGCAACCGTCAGACCCTACGGGCGATGGAACGACCAGTGGATGGCACACAAACGTCACGTCGAGCGTGGTGTGGATCAGCCAGAAGGTGGCCGCCGACGCCAGCAGCGGAACGTGGGGAACGCCGATTCGCATCTCCGGCACGGCGATCTGGTCGGAGGTGATTGACGATAACGGCAAGCCTTCTAATTACGCCGATGTGACCGCCGACAATCCCGTCGAAGCATTTCGCGAAACCTTCGAAAACCCCCACAACGATGTCGCCACGCGTTGGCTGCCAGATGGGACGTACGACAGCGGTGAAGTCTCGACGGTTGCAGGTGGGATTGTTGGCGGAAAGGTTTTGCAGTGCGGCAACAACTCGGACAATGACCATGTGTTTCGTTACTTCTACAGGCCCATTCCGTTTGATCCTGAGAAGTTGTACCGCATCAGAGCACGCGTGCGAAGAGTAGAAGGAGGAGGCTCGTTTTATCTGGGCGTCGGCGGTATGGATGAAACGAAGACCACCTTTGTGCGGTATAACGGAGATAACTTAGACGCGGGGCATCACTGGGTAGCATCTCAGGGAGCGTATCCAACAGATTGGACGGTCTATACAGGGTATGTTAAGGGTCATGCGGATGTAGGAGTTAATGGAAACAACTCCCCCCATCCCGATCCGTCTGATCCAGCCAAGCTGCACGCGGACGTTTGTTACATCCATCCAGTTTTTCAGGCCAACAACCCTTACAAGACAGGCATTTACGAGATTGATTATATCGTCATTGACACGATCCCGGAAGAAGCAAGCTGGGAAAGCGTCTACGGCTCCGGCAAGCCCGAGGACAACGCCGATGTGACTGCCGACAACCCCGTCAACTCATTCCGCGAGACGTTTGAGGACTCCAAGGACATTATCGCGACGCGATGGGGCATATCAGCACTCTCAAATCGATTTGAGATTGTGGACGAAGAGGGCGTTGCCGGCGGGCGCATCCTGCGTTGCGGGGACAATGATGGGAATGACTACGTTCGAGCGATTTGGTGCAAGAAGCTCCCCTTCGATCCCACGAAGCTCTATCGGCTCAGGGTGCGCGTTCGCAGGACGGCCGGGAGTGGTGTGTTTTATCTTGGGTTGGATGGATTTTTGGCTAATGGTACAACTGAGAACAACCCCAGTGGGCACTCGTCGCATTGGGGGTTGCTGGGGGTTGGGCCTGGGTCAGATTGGACGGTCTATACGGTATACTTCCAAGGGCTCGATGCCGTTGGAAGGACAGGAAGCGGTACGGTGGATTCTCCGTATACACTCAAGGAGGGTACGGCGTATTTCAGTTTCGAGTGTAGAGCGAATTTCAATGGTGAAACCGGCATCACGGACATCGACCAGATCATCCTGGATGTTCTGCCTGAATCCGCCGACGAGATCCCCGAAGGCGGTACCAACAAGTGGGCGGCGGAGTCGGGAGCCGATGTGACGGCCGAGCACCAGGGCGACATCAACATCGACAATATCCAGGACGGCAGCAGCTACAAGAAGCTGTCGGCGGCGAATCTGGCGGCCCTCCAATCGGCGATCAACCTCGACACACCCCAGCCCCGCAGCGGATGGGAGGGCGCGTTCACGGACGATAGTCCATCCGCCGGTTACGTCGCCTGGTCGAGCTTCGTGGTGCGCTACCAGGGCACGGACTACACGATCACGGCGTCCAACGCCGACGAGAAGTACCTCTATTGGAACGCCGGGGCGACCAAGACGCAGCTCTACGCCACCGACACGATAGGAGACGCCCTGGGCTCGGGCAAGTTCATCGTCGGCTACAACGACGACGGCACGTTCTACCCGAGCCAGTTCTTCAAGATTCTGCACGGTGCTTTGATCCAGGCATCTACAATCATCACCGATCATCTGGTGGCCAAGGCCATCACCACGGAGAAACTCAACGACAACGCCGTGACCTCACCAGAGGCCGCCATGACCACAGGTTCTGCGAGCGCAGGCACTTTGCAGTCGGTGGAAATCACGACGACTGGCGGCCCGGTGATAGTAATTGGCAGCGCAACGTTGACGCTGCCTTATAGCACGAACCCGGCTAATGTCTTCCTCAAAAGAGACGGCACTACCATCTATGATTCGAGCGGGCACGCGAAGCTCATTAACGATGGTACGCCTACGGAAGCTGTGACCATGATGATTGTGGATACCCCGGCGGCCGATACGTATACGTACACCCTGGTTGCTACAGGCGGGGGCTCCTACACCTACCGATCCTTGCTTGCCCTGGAACTCAAGAAATGATTAGAACCGCCAGCGGATACCTCCGAATGCAGAAAAGCCGCCCATGTCAACATCGTGGAAGTCACTCTCGACGTAGTATTGCCCTTCGACGGTCAGCGACCACGAGTTCGACAGCACAACCTCCAGGCCAAGCGAGGTCCATCCGATCCACTCAATTCCTCGGTCAGTCGTCCGCGTTTCCTCGATCACGACATGATCCTCGATCGTCTGTTCTCGCAGTTCCCAATCCCGAAAGGAAACGCCAGTGCCGGCCCCGATGTACGGTCTCCATGCGGCTTGCGGCCACGGAAACCAGATCGCCCCGAACTTCAATGCCCAACTGTCTACCGTCTGCGTGGCGGTGTAGTCGAGCGGTGGTGCATCAAGACGCGGGAGATCGCCTTCTTCGTCGGCGCCCATGTTCGCCGCCAGCGTCAGACACAGGGCATCGCCAAACCATCGCGGACCAAGCACCTCGACTTCAAAGGCCGAGCCGCCGGCTTTCACGCCCGCGCCGATATCCGCCCTTCCGATGGAGCACCAGATTGTCAGAAGACAGAGCATCAAGGGGAATCGATATGTCGTGTACATCGCAGAACCTCCTCTCGCGAAAAAGCGAGGTGCGCCGGCGGCAATGGCTGCCAGGCGCAAAGCGCACCGGCGCACCTCTCAAATTCGGTTTGGAAGGCCTGGCAGCCATACAACCACAATCTACCAAACGACGGCCCGGCCGTCAAGGGAAAAAAAGGACAACGAACAGACCATCGAGCAGATCGAAGCCCAGATCGCCGGCTGGCGGCTGAAGAGGGCCGAGTTGACGCGGATTGCCGACGGCACGTTCGACCTGTCTGACTTCTCTTCTGTGAAAATGGAAATAAAACATCTGCAAGATATGATAGCATAGATGCTGTGACATATTGAAGTCTTGGAAAGGACAAAAAATGAGTTTTTCAGTGATTACTCCGACAGGAGACCGTCCGGTTCCATTTCAACTTTGTACTCATTTCATGCAACGACAGACGTTGAAGCCGGATGAATGGATTGTGGTTGATGATGGCATTGCACCGACACAAATGCCATCTGACACACCTTTTCTGAAATACATTCGACGACAGAGCACACCCCAAAAAAATGTACATACTCTTCCAGTTCAAATGATTGAAGCCCTTTCCTCTGTTACTACAGATATTGTGATAATGATGGAAGATGACGATTGGTATTGTGTTGATTACTTGGAGAAAATGATAAAACTGTTCGAGCAGTACAAAGGTGTGTCTTTGATCGGGCAGGGCGAATCTGTGTATTATCATATTCCATTGAAAAAATACATGTACGTTAATAATAGAGATAGGGCGAGTTTTTGTCAGACTGGATTTCGGTCTGAATTGATTCCAGCACTAACAGAAATATGCAAAGCATCCAGAGACCCATTTATTGATTTGAAGTTGTGGAGAGGGACAAAGGATAAATTTCTTTTACTTGGCGAAAAATTGATGTGTGTTGGAATGAAGGGGTTGGAAGGGAGAGGGAATCAATGGACTATTGGGCGAAAGGGACTTCACCCGAGATACAAACCGGATTATGGGTTGGAATTGTTGGGAGAATTGATAGGAGAAGACGTTTTGCTGTACGAAAAGTTTGATAGGGGTATCGATGTACCCCCGGAAGGGGGATCGTCGATTGTAGGCAGGCACAGACGCTCTAAAATAGGGGTGAGGAGGGGAAACAGATGAAACTTGGCGTGAGTTATGGTGTCTTCAGTGGTTTAGAGCTTCTGAAACCGTCGATCCAGAATATTCGTCGTTTTGCCTCGCATCTCGTCGTTGTCTGGTCTCCAATTTCCTCCACAGGTGAACCTGCTGTTGATTATATGAAGCCACTTCTCGATGACCTTGTAAAGTCGGGGTTAGTGGATGAATTGATCGAGTTTCATCCCCGTATTGTTTCCAATCCAACTCACATGCAAGACAATTGTAGAATGAAACGAGAAATTGGAAGACTTGCTTGTATGAAGGCTGGATGTACGCATCATTTGATTCGAGATTGTGATGAATTCCATGAACCTGAACAATTTGAATCCATGCTTGATTTCTTCCCAACTGTGGATTGCACCCTATCCAGGATAAGAGAGTATGTCGATCATCCATTGAGAAGATTGAAACAAATGACAAATCTCTATGTCCCGGCAGTACAGAACATAGAGAAGAAACTATTCAAAACAAATCCATTTGGTGTAACTGTTGATATGGGAAGGACAATAAGTGGGGTAGAGTCTTTTCGTCTTTTGCTTCCAAATCAACTTGTTATGCATCATTATACATTTGTGCGGTTTAGCGGAGATGAAATGAAAAGGAAATATCAAGGGCATGGGCATTGTCATCGAATCGGTACTTTGGATCAATTCATAAAATGGACAAAAAGATTTCAAGAAGATGATTTTGAGTATGTAGAGGATCGATTTGGAATACTGGATTATTGGAATGGGGAGTTTTTGCAATGGGTGAAGTGATAGAGGAAAAGGATATCAGCTTCATCGTGTCATACAGAGATAGGAAGAAGATGTTGGACGGGTTTCTTGAATCCATCCAAACTTTCTATCCAACTTCGCAAATCATCATTTCTGAGCAGTGCAACTCAGAACCATTTCTCCAAGGACAACTTTTGAATCTTGGGTATAAATACAGCAGTGGTGAGATTGTAGTGTTTATGGATGTGGATCTGAGATTTCGTGGGAGATTGGATATTGGGTGGGTGATGTCACAGACAAACCATCCATTTATTGCATACAATCTTCTATTTCATTGTGATTTGCATGGTAATGTTGAGGGTATACGGGCGGGCAGTGATCGGTCAACTGGCGGATGTTGTGTGTTTACAAGGAGACAATTTGAAGAATCAGAAGGGTATTCAAATTTGATTGTTGGGTGGGGAGCGGATGATGATCTTTTGAGTGATAGAGTGGGTGGATATGCGAGAGCGGAGAATTCAATGCTTCATGTAAGACATGAGCGTTTGAAAAGTGGGAAGACATATGGAGCCAATTTACATGTGTACCAAACGAGAAGAAGCAGAGATAAGAGGCTGGATGGGTTTCGACAAACAATCGGAAGATTGAGAGGAACAGAGAAGGATGGAAATGTTGTCTATTTGAAATTTGATGAGATTGGCGTTGTTCCGGAATTTGCATATGAGAATCTTCTCAGAGGTTATGCATGCCATTAGATAAGAGCATTCATTTCAAGATTATCGTGCCTATGTATAATTGTGAAAAATGGGCAGTAGAGTGCTTGCAAAGTGTTTTGAGCCAGACGTATAAAAACTGGCAGATTGTAGTTGCGGTGGAGCCGTCTGAGGATAATACATATGAGGTAGCGAGGGAGCATTTGGAGGGACATCAAAATGAAGATTGGATTTTAACTCTCGGCAATACAAGAAAATATGTGCCTTTGAATCATGTCGAAAGTATTCTTCGATGCAATCCGTCTAACGATGATGTGATTGTGTTGCTGGATGGTGATGATATGTTGCATGGAGCAAATGTACTTTCCTATCTTGCTGAAGTGTATCAAGATGAGAATGTCTGGATAACATGGGGGAGCTATGTGGTGAATACAACGAAACAACGCGGGATGGCTTCGCAACCTGTTCCAAAACCGAACACGGATCCATATCGAGGGAAGAGATGGTGGAGATTTTCGCATTTGAAGACATTTCGTTATTTTCTATTTAAGGGAATACAGGATGAAGATTTGAGGAGTTTGGAAACAGGAGAATACTATCATGTGGCTGGAGATATGGCTTTGATGTTTCCAATGGTCGAGATGGCCGGTCCAGAACATTCAAAATACATTGAAAAGATTCTTTACATATACAATCGAGCTTCTCCATATAACGATGACAAATTGTACAATGCGTTGTGTAAGAGGACCGATTTAGAGATACGCAATCGTCCGCAATATTCTCCAAAAACAAAAGACTATCTCTGCCAGTTATAAATATGAGTGAGGAGAGACGAGTGCATTTCAAAATCATTGTGCAGGCGTATACTGCGGGTAAATGGATAAAGACTTGTTTAGAAAGCATTGCATCTCAAAAATATGATAATTGGAATGTGATTCTTCATGTGGAACCGAGTAGGGATAATACACTAATCAACGCCCGTCATTTTTTGGATGGTTTGGGGGATGATCGATTTGTTTTGGTGGAGAACAAGAAAAGAAAACTACGGAGCGTCAATGATATTGAAGCAATCAAAATGAGTGGTGCAGAAAATGATGATGTTATCATGTTTTTGGATGGGGATGATTGGTTCTATGATGCTTATGTGCTTTCTTATTTGGCGAGTGTGTACCGGGATGAGAATGTCTGGGTGACGTGGGGGAGTTATGTTCATAGCCATGATAATACCATTGGAAAAGCGGCACAGCAAGTTTCGGATCCAGAAGAGGATCCTTATAATGGACGAAGATATTGGCGGTATTCTCATTTGAAGACATTCCGCTATTTTTTGTATAAAGGAATTCGGGATAGTGATCTTCGGAAATTTAGCAATGGTGCATATTACAGAGTGGCGTGGGATATGGCTTTGATGTTTCCAATGGTCGAGATGGCCGGTCCAGAACATTCGAGATTTATCCACAAAATATTGTATGTGTACAATATGAAAAACCCATTGAGCAATGAAAGGGTTCGATTGCAAGAATGCTTGGAAAATAGCCATGAGATACGATGTTTGCGAGTTCCGTATTGCAAAAGAACGAAGGAGGAATTGTGCAGCCTTTAACTACCATTTTGATTTTTAGCAAGAATAGGGCGATGCAGCTTTTGGCTTTGTTGGAGTCTTTGGAGGGGACTTGTGAGGATTTGGACTTTGAAAGAGTGCAAATTGTTTACAAGACAACGACAGAGAGGCATGAAAGACAATATGAAGAGTTGAAGAGATTGTATCCAGCCATTTCTTTTTCACCAGAAAGAACCATCGCATTTGATTATATGGATGTGGTGAGAAGTTCTTGGCATGTGATGTTTCTTACGGATGACAGTATCTTTTTGAGAGACTTTAGGATAGCGGAGATTGAAAAGAGTTTGGGGGAGCATGGGGATTGCATTGGATTTTCATTGAGACTTGGAAGAAACATTACATATTCCTACCCGCATGATTGTTCGCAGGATGCTGTGGAGTTTGTGGAGGCTGGGAATGGGGTGTTGGGGTTGAATTGGACTTTGTATAAATGTGATTTTGGATACCCGATGGAATTGTCTGGGTCTATGTATCGTTCTTCCGATCTTCTCTTTCTTTCCAAAGGGATGAACATGTCTACATTGCATCATGTGGAGAGTTCATTGGATCGTAGAGTGAAAGATGTAGGAAGAGATAAATGTGGATTGTTGTGTTATCCGATCAGTCATGTTTTCAGTGCTCCTATGAATCTCACCTCTGCGATTTCGCAGAATAGAGCTTCAAATACGGCAGAGTATTCTGTGGATGCTATGGCAGAGAAATTTGACGAAGGCTATAAAATTGATGTGTCTCTTTTTAGGGATTTTGTTCCAAGTGCATGTCATCAGGAAGTGACTTTCTC